AGAACAAGCTAGAAAAGAACAAGCTAGAAAAGAACAAGCTAGAAAAGAACAAGCTAGAAAAGAACAAGCTAGAAAAGAACAAGCTAGAAAAGAACAAGCTAGAAAAGAACAAGCTAGAAAAGAACAAGCTAGAAAAGAACAATCTAGAAAAGAACAAGCTATAAAAGAACAAGTTAGAAAAGAACAAATAGAAAAAGCTAGAAAAGCTGAAATAGAAAGAAATTATTTATTGACACTTACACCAGATGAATCTAACACGCCAGCCAACTATGATAATAAACAAATAATTCAAAATTTAGAAAAGAATCTTGAAAAAACTGACAATAGTTATAACTTGAAAAATAATAATGAATATGGTATTCTAACAAAATTGAGAGGATTATATAAAAAGAGAAAAAATCCTAAAAAATTAGTACCATCATCTATTTCGTCAAGTACACAAACACATGAACTTTCTAGTGATGAATATCCAGTATTCTTGTCAAAAGAAAGAGAAGACAGGTTTATGAAACAACTCCCTGTTAATTTACAAATTGTAAATATGCTTATTGATAGGAAAAAGGCGGAAATTGCATCACAACAAGCAATGAATGCATTGAATAATTCATCATCCGGACCATTAATGATATCAAATCCAGGTCATACAATCAATTCAAATAACCAATTGAGTAATACATCAAGTGATACATCTAGTAATACATCTAGTAATACATCTAGTGATACATCAAGTGATACATCAAGTGATACATCTAGTAATACATCAAATGATAAATTTAATAGCTCAAATGCAGAAAATAAGAATAAATCAATTGTAACTAAAAAGAAATCTTTAAAATATATTCCAACAAAATGTATTCTTAAAGATTCGAATAATACAAATATTGTTTTTGATCCGTTATATTTAAAAAACAATAATAATGGTCAAAATTGTTGTTGGATAAATTCATCTCTATATGCGTTTCTTTCTAATGAATATGTAGTAAATCTTTTATTAGAAAGAACTATAGAAGATTATGAGAAACAAGCAAGAGAGGATAAGGATCCACATAGTTTACACGAATTGAAGCAACAGTTATTGATATTTAAAAATAATCCTGATGGGGGATGGAATAATGATAATTATTATAAATTATATGAATTAATATTGTCTAAATATAACTGGCGACCCGATGATTTGGCTGAATTTGGTCGTTTTGGAGATGCAAGAGTAACTTTTGATTTGTTTTTATCTTGTTTTGAAAAACGCACATTTAATAATAACCAATCAAACAAATACAAATTAGAATCTGATTTTGGATATATAGATAATAGCGAACAACTTTGTAAATTCTTACAATACAAAGAAAACTATATTTGTATTTCTTTAGTTGTAACCGATGATTGTGTGACAGTTAAAGAAATGGGACAAGATATTGAAGATGCTGGTCATTATGTAGCATATTCAAGAATAAATCAGAACAAATGGCGTAAAATGGATAGTGGAAACACAGTAAAAGATGACTATTTTAATAATATTATTAAAGAATGTCCTGAAAACATGAAATTGTATGTATATGGTTTATTTATTTTGAAGGATATATTGTTATAAAAATGAAGTAACAAATTACATATTACTATATTTGGTTAAAATATGTCTGATAAAAATTCAATTAAAAAAAAATGCTTTTTCTGTAAAAAGAAAAAATTAGTTATGTTAAAATGTACTTGTGGCAACACTTATTGTTTGGATCACTATTCACCAGGAAATCATAATTGTAAAAAAAGTTTCGATAAAAATTCTGGAGAATTAAGTTTAACAATGGAAGCTACTGGAGAATTTCGTAAAGTTGATAAAATTTGAAAAAGTTATAAATAATTTATTTCAAATAATGTTTTCTTAAAGCAATTTGTCTAACAGTAATTGGGGATATTGGTTTTTTTGAGTTGTTAGTTGCTGGTCTATTTTTGTATGGAAATGGTTTAGAAACATAATCATATTCTAATCTAGTTGTACCAGTTTTTTTAAGAGCCTTTTCATTTAATACTGATGCGGTCCCATATTTGTTCCATGGGTTAAATTTTTCTTCAAGTGTATATACTTGTATAATAAAGAAAACCAATGCTACAAATAATATACATTTTAATGTATTTTCTGTAATGCAAGTCATTATAATATAATGTAATTTATTTAATTTGAAAATGCTAAGCCTGCCATACCACCAACAACACGCAATAAATTATAATTAACAGCATAAACGAACACATTGAAATCATACGTATCAAAATTATTAGCATTTGGCATAATATCACACATTTCTAATTCTAATTGTAAATTGGATATGCGAGACATATTACAACATCCAGATGGTTGATATCTCGATGGATCAAGGGCAAAAGAATACATATATATACCACTTTTATCTGCCGTTTTAATATTATGCTGATATTGTTGAACATATCTAAAAAATGTACTATCTCTAGATGAATATCTTTCAACTCCATCAAATAACAATCGACTTGATTTAATAACATCTTCTTGCCAAAATCTAAAATTAAACTTCGTTGGTAATAAAGCAATATTACCGTCTTCGTCACCGTCTAAAGTTTTATAATCATTACTAACATTATCATAAATTAAATTTCCGTCAGGACCAAATTTATAATATAAAGGATTTTCACTATCTAATCCAAGCAAATTTATGTATGCATTTGTGCCTGGTGGTATAAATTCTTCTTCCCAATTTGTGTAATTATTATGTCTGTTTAATTTTCTAGCAACATCATTTCTTTGTCCGCACCATACAAGATATTTAACCGGGTGTTGAAATTGCAATTTTAAAGTTTGCGTTCCAATAACTCCTGTAAAATCCTGACGATAAACTTGTTCTATTAAATATTCATGATTATTATTAGAAAATTTTCTTCTTTCGTCATTATCTAAAAATATATAGTTTACCAATAAATGTGTATCCATATTCCATCCTTGAATATTTAAAGGTCCATCATCAAGATTATTATTTTTTGAAAAATTTGTACTTGGAACACCAGTTATAAAATTACCTATATGATGATGTTGTGCTGTTGTTGGTGCTGTTCTAGCACCTTTTGGTACAGAACCATTACTTTTTGTTTCAATTATTGTATATAATTCAAGTATTGGTCTGCATTCAAATTCAAGAGTTATTTCGTGATATTGAAGTGCAATTAGAGGTAATGCTAATCCAGGATTTGTAGTAAACCAAAATGGAATTGGTACATATAATTTTCTACCATGAATTGACGGAGGTTGTAAAAATGAATTTTTTTTGAATGTGGATAAATAAATATCAGATGATGCTGGATTTTTATTCAAAGTTGGATTTAACGATGACGATGGATAAATTCCCGCATTCCACCCGTTATGTGAAGGCATGAACAAATCAGATTGATGACCAATCATATTATCAAAATTATTTTTACCAGAAGTATCTAGAAAAATTTCATGATAAATTTCTATCCATTGCCCATACACTTCAGATATTTTATTGCCTCCAATTGATAAAGTACATTTTTTTATTATTTGACATCCGATATTGGGTATCCATGCAAATTCGGCATTAATTCCGGTGTCTGCCCCATTCTCATCATCAAAAAAGTGTGCTGAATATATATTTGGAAGATTTATACAAAAATATATCTTATTAATCAAATCACCATTTCTAGTAATTTTACATTTTAGTTGTGTTTCTACATCATTTGCAATATTTTGTGTTCCTTCAAAATCCAATCTAAGTATTTCCATAGAAAAATTTGTATGTCTTTTATAAACTGTTTTGAAATATGTCATTTGAGGATTCCCATTTAAATATGCATTTTGTGCCCCATATTTGGTCAATTGTAGTGTTCCTCCTGTCATATTGAAGTTATATAATTTATTTCTTATTTATTTACGCAATTTAAAATTTTAGACTAAAAAAATATTATTGTCAATCCTAAATGCAAAACTATGTATTCACTACTAATATAGAATCAGAAATATTAAAAATAATTAACGAAAAATTGGCATATGATTCAACTAAATATGTTGAATATTATAACATATTACATCACAATAATTTATGGATCAATAACTTCAATTCGCTGCCAATGCTCTACTTATAATATTTCTACATAAGAAACATTCATTATTTTCTTTACGAAATCGATTATAACATGACAAACAAGATATTTTATGACCACAAGGTACAAAAGTTATTTCCGGATTATTATCCATACAAATCATACATTCATCTACACTATAAATTTCAATAGCATCAAGAACACTAATTCTTTCAATATTTTTGCCCTTGATACAATAAAATGGTTTGATTTTTGAATTTGAATTAAGTGAAAGGTCATTTGGTAATATTTTATAAAACATTCCGTTTTGTCTTAAATCTTTTGGAAAACGACAATTATAATTATTATTATATACGTTTGTAAATCGTTTTCCTTCGACGTTTACATATGAGTGAAATTTAACTCTTAGTTTATTTTTTTCTAAAATACAATTCAAAATTATATGAGCCATATCAATTTAATATATTTTTTATATTTTTATATAAATGCATTTATATCAATATTTAGTTTTGACAATTCCCAGGACTAGATGTTCCGGAAGTTTCATCAACAGAACAATTACCAGTATATTTCGCTTGAACAGTATCATCTAAGACCGGCCAGCCCTTGAATCTTAATCTATTTGAATCCAAACGATGCATATGATCTGATTTTAATATCATTGAAATAACAAGAATTCCAAATAAAACAAATATTACTAAGTTTGCAACAGTTAACATTGCAAGATTATAGTTGTTATATCTCATATAACCAGTCAAAATTAATAAACATAAAAATATGGTACAAATTCTTAAAAATGTATTCATATTTTGTCTTCTTATAAAAAGATCATGGTTAAGGTCTCTTTGACGCTGTAATGTTGAATTGTCATCAATCAAATTTACATATTCATGATTTTTATTGCCTCTTAACCGATTATATAACATAACTAGTTCAGAAGATGTGTGTTGCCAATTGTCTGTAGCATTTTGAGCAGTATTTTGAACTTCATTCAAATGCGAATGTCTATTTCTTTTAGCTTCAAAAGCATTTTTCTTTAGTGTTTTAAAAAATAGATTATTTTCCGATAATTCATCGTGATACTCTCTTGTTAATAGAGATGCATATACTTTATAATAATATTCTGCATTTACAAGAAATCTTTGTTCAGATGCGGCATCCACACCACCATCATTAATTATATAATTCAATCCATCTGCTGCATTTGCTAAATTTGGATCATCTTTGACTCTATTATGAAATGTCCGTAAATCAGCATCCTTTTTTAATGGAAGAGAACCATCCACTCCAATGTTATTTAAATCATACAGCCATTTAGAAGTTAAATATGATTTTGTGACACTCATTATTATTATAATTTTTTTATTTATTCAAATCTAGTGTGCTGTGGCACATGTTGGTCCACCACTTTGTAATGACAGGTTTAAATTTAATTTTTTGGCATCTCTATCATACGATAATTGACTTTGACTAGCAGGACCATCTAAATATATTTTGTATATTTCTTGAGGTGATACTAAACGAGGATAATATCTAAATTTTGAAAGAAATCCACTATAAGTTATTTCATCACCAACACTACCAACTTGAATCATTTGATCTAATGTGTTTTGTAATTCATCTGCTAAAACAAATGTTCTGGCAAGTTTTCCATTTAAATACAGGTCAATTGTTTTATCATAAACTGATAAAGTGATATGATTCCACGATTGCATTGGTAAATTTTGTAATACATGAGTATTATCATTATCAAGCTCTCTTGCTAATCTATAATATTCATTATCATTTTCTGAATAGTAAGACATGTGCGATTTTCTAGATACTTTCAAACCATTAGAATCGGTTAAAAATACTTCTAAATCAGCATCACTTTCACCAACAGAAACATTTAATGTATAATTGGAATATTTATGTTTAAACACAATTTTAGGTCTTCCAGGAGTCTTTGACCAATGACTTACAAACATCCAAAAACTGTATGTGTGGTCAGATCCATCTGGTAAAGAATCGACACATGAAACCATATCATGAGTAATTTCGACAGGTTTATCAATTATCAATATACCTGTATTAAAAGGGTTATACAATTTTTTGAGTGTCATGTAAATAACAGCAATAATAGCTAAAATTAAGATAAGAAAAGCCGCTCCGCTCAAAACACGTTTCGGATCCATAATGATAATATCTAATATAAAAAATTGTAGATAATAAATGGATAGAATAACCAACTTTCTAAAATCAGATAGTGATGACAATTCCGTTGCTGTTGAAATTTTGTCTGGAATTGTAATTTGTTTTGTGATATATGTAGTTTGGGTACTAATTGAAATGTTTCTTAAAAAGATTTCGAGTTCAAACAATGATGCACCTGTGATTTTTTCAGGTATTATCGATGGTGAAAAACCAAGAATTGTTATTCAAGATCCGAATCATGAAGAAAGCATTACGCTTAATCGTTCTCTTAATGAAAATGGTATAGAATATTCATATTCTTTGTGGTTATGGATTGATGGTGATTCGTGGAATTCAAATAATAAATGGAAACATGTTTTCCACAAAGGACCAAAACTTAAAAATATTCCAAATGATGGTTTACCACACCATTCAAATGAAATAATGTGTCCAGGATTATGGTTATCACCTGTAGATAATACATTAAGATTATATGTAAATACATTTAATTCAATTCGTGAATATGTTGATATTAGTAATTTACCTATAAAAAAATGGATACATCTAACTTATACACAATCAAACTTCAGTTCTAATATATATATAAACGGTAGATTAAAATCCACTCACACATTGCAATCATTACCAAGACAAAATTATTATGATTTATATGTAACACAAAAGGGAGGATTTAAAGGATATTTGTCAAAAATGCAATACTTTAATTATGTCATTCCACCAGGAACAATATATGATATTGCTAAAAAAGGACCAAATCTATTTAAGCAAAAAGATAATCAAACTACTACAAAATCAGATGAACAATATCAATCTAGTAATCTTCCTTACCTGTCTAATCGTTGGTGGGTAGATGATTTAACATTTAACTGATAAATATTTTTTTTCTCTCATAATTTTTAATTCTTAATTATTAGTAAAAGAAAAGATATATATTAATGGTAAAGAATCAACTTTTTAAAACAAATCCACCCGAAGAACTATGTTTAGAAGTATTACGGGCATTCGGTCTCCAATCATTCGACGACGTTACCAATTTTTCAAAGAAGGATATAGAAGTAATGGGGACTGTAGACAAATTATATCAACTAAAACCAAAATTAGAAGAATATTACATACCATGCAAAGCAAGAACCTATTTAAATGATATTACACCAAAAAATTCTATTACAATTCTAAGACAAATATTGAGATGTGTTAATAGAACAGTTTCATCAAAAGAAAAGTATGTTAGAGCATCTAAATTTGTTGTTTATCAAATTATACCAAAAAATTTTAAACAATACCAACCTGTCAAAATAGAAAACAATAATGAATCATATATTATTGATTTTAATTAAGATTTTATATAAAAAACATCTAAAAAAAATACTATTATTCCAAACATTAATGATAACAACATTTTATAAGTATTATTCATTTCACCAGCAAAACCAATATAATTTTTTACATAAGGTATTTTCTCAAAAATTACTCTAAAATTATTTTGAAAATGTAAAAACATAAGAAATATTATTGAATACATTGCTGCTAATTTTAATGAATTGTATATTTTATCCACATCTATCGAATTATAAAATCCTTTAATTGTGTCAGGTGAAGGTAATGAATCTTCAATTCCTCCAACTACACCACTATTGTTATTATAATTTTCTAAGGTTTCATCATCAGATACTTGTTCTTCCACTACCTTTTTAGGTTTAACATATTGTTTTTTTATTGGAATTTCAATCTCTTCGACAGGCTCAATATCATCCTTTGGTACTTCTTCTAATTGTGTTAAAATCTTATTCACTAAATCAGAATCATTCTTATCATTTTTCGGCAATTGATTTAAAGGCGTAGTAGTTGCACTATCTTCTTCCATTAACTAATATAATCTTGTTAACTATAAATGAATTAACGCACATGTTCCATTTATTTTTTCTTATTTGCTTTTTGTAACTTTGCAAATTTATTAAATAATTCCTCTGTTTTTCCTTCGCCTTGAAATTTATCAAGTAAACCCATACCTTTCTCAATTATTGGTTGCATTTGAGATATTGTTTTCATTAATTCCGATTGTTCTTTGATCAATTTTGTTGTATCTTTGGTCATATTTTTAAGAGTTTGTGGATCAAAATTTGTTAATGCATCCTTTATTGTTGTATTTACATCAATTGGATTACTTTTTGAACTAAAGTGTTCATGAGTACTGTCACTAGGAGGATGACTATGACTAAAACTATGCTCATGTTCGCCATCATCTTCCTCAACCAATTCAGCAAGAGCATCTTCAGGATTTTCTTCTTCATCATCATCTTCTTCATCATCATCTTCTTCATCATCATCTTCTTCATCATCATCTTCTTCATCTTCTTCATCTTCATTTACAAAACTTTCTTGTCTCAATCTACTATATAAATTCATTACACAGGCTAATATTCCTGATAAACCAAATGCAATATATGTATCAAGTTTTATTACATAATGACACAGGGACAGTATAGTAATAAATATAATTACAGCATTCCAATCTTGAATATAAACTTGAGTAGCTAAAATAGCTATACAAATAATTATTATTAAGAGCTCTATCATTATCTAATAGTATGAATTTTAATTTTTTCAAAAGCACTTTATATAAAAAATTAATCAATAGATTTTTGTATAGATTTACCTCAATATTTGTATATATATTAAGGAAAACCGAATATTATTCTTTATTTGCTTTATACTTGTATAGAACTATTAACATTAATACGAATATCGTTGATATACGTTTTTATAAAGCAAATCCACTTTTTGATAAATGTTCTAATATTATTTGCAAAGATTCATTTAACAATGAAATTATTATTTCAAAAAACAAATATGAAAATTTACGTAACATAGGATATTACTCATCTATCGGTGAAATTAATATTAATGACATTAAAAATATGTGTTTACTACCAAAAAATGTTGATTTAATTGAATTTCATTTGTTTCCATGGGAAATTGTTGATAAAGATTATTTCGTTATAAGTACCAATATTCCGTTCAAACTATAAATACAATACTATTTATATTATTAATAAAATAGAACATTATGGAACAGTTCTTTGAATCAATTTGTAAATTAGTAGAAAAAAATGAATCTATTATTTTGTTTAAAGAGAAATACGCATTAATGAAAGATTTTATAAAATCATTAAATATTGTCGATGTAAACATCTTTGATAAGTGGTTGGAATTTGAAATCAAAAAATATTCCGATTGTAAAGTAGAATCACATATTCCTCACATTGTAAGTTCAATTGCGAAAGATAGTGATATTATTAGTCCAGTAGAAAATGTTGATATTATACTCGAATGGTTGAAAAATATTCCACAACCAGAACAAAGAACCTCAGAATGGTATGAATATAGAAATAGTGTTTTGACTGCAAGCAGTTTATCTCATATTTTTGATAAATCAACATCTGTATCTTACTTGGAATACTTTGAATCAAAAGTAACACAAAATAGCAAAATGATAAAAGGTAATGCTTTATCACACGGTATTCGCAATGAAGATAATGCTATAAGCATTTATGAAATTATGAATAATTGTAAAGTCAGTGAATATGGCTGCATTAAACATAAACAAATTGATTATATTGGTGCATCTCCAGATGGTATAATTACAGAGTCCAATGATCCAACATTATTGGGAAGAATGCTTGAAATAAAATGTTTATTTAGCAGACGACTTACTGGAGTTCCTAAATGGAATTATTGGGTTCAGTGTCAACTACAAATGGAAGTATGTGATTTACCGTATTGTGACTTTTTTGAATGTGTTATTGATGAAAATAATACTAGAAATGAGTTTTTCAATAAAATTGAAAATAAAACCATGAAAAATAATTATTACGGCATTGTTTTACAATATGAAGACAATAATGGAATTTCAAAATATATTTACTCATCACTCGGAGAAAGTGTTAAAACACTAGAACATTGGTTTGATGTAAATACAGATCAATTTCATGAAAATTCTGATAAACAATTTATTAAAGCATATTATTGGACATTAACAAAACATTCTTTAGTAACAATTAAAAGAAACAAGGAATGGTTTTCAATGATTTCTCCAAACATTGAATTATTTTGGAACAATGTTTGCAATGCTAGAAAACAAATTAAAGAAAACCCAGAATCTGCAGAAAAAATACTTATTCTTGAAAATAGACCAACAAAAAAGGTTCGTAAAAAAATTTTAGATATTAGTAACGATGTTTGTATATGTGATGATTAGTCCATGTATAAACATACACTAAATTTAATTAAAAATAAAATATTAGTTTATATAACAATGGAAGAATTAAAAGGCATTCAGAGTTTAACACCTTTAAGCAGAGCTTTTTTTAGCAAACAAAATATTTCGTCATTGCACACAAATATTCGTTATCAAGTTTGGTTAGATACAAACAAACAACATGTTATTAGTGCTCAAAGTAACGAAGAATTAATTTTAATAATGCGTTCTATTTATTTGCAAAATAGTGAAAATCAACCAGATCATATATTGAATCAAGTCAAAGTATTAAATAAAATGGTATTGGATTATGCTGTTCAAAAAATCATTACTGGTCTCAAGCAACATTTAGATTATGTAGATCATATTAGCAATAAACGCGAAATACTTCCACATTCAGTAAATATTTCGAATAAAGGTTCAAAACAATTAATGATAAAACCATGGTTTTAATTAGAAATATTCATTAGAAATATTCATTAGAAATATTCATGCGCCATCAAATACTAATTAATAAATATTATTAAGTCATAAAATGGATTCACATGTTACTTGGAGCAATTGCGAATATGGTTTAGCAGGTTCTCTATCACATGAAAATGACAAGATTATGGATCTTACTGAATATTTATCATATAATTTTTTGTCTATATGTATGCATGGTGCAACCATGGTATTTTCTAAATATAATGAACTTGTGCCTGGTATTTTTGCACTATCAACATCATATTTTTCTGGATATTATTTTTTAAAAACTAAAAAAAAATATTCAATTAATTCGTCGAATTATATGATTACTTATTTTTATATTATATTCATTTTTTATATTGCATACAATTCAAATTATATTCAAACGTGTTTGAATATAATTTTATATAGTATTGGCTATTTTGCATCTAAAAAAGAATTAAAAATTTAATATTATTATTATTATGCAGTCTTCTGAATTGGTTAATCGTATCAAAAATAAAAACGATATTTCTACTAGATTAGATGATATTACTAAAACACTTAAATCTATTAAAAAAGAACAAGAACAAATTAAAAATAATATGCGCAAATTTAGTGAAAAAACATCTAAACAAATCAAAGAATTATACTCTTTATATCAAAAAATAGATTCAGCATATTGTTCTGGATTATGTTCACAAAATATTATTGAAGAACATGATGAAAGTGAACAATTTGTATATCCAACATCTATTGGTCCAAATGATGTTTTTCCAATGAAATAATCAAATATTTGTAGTAAATAGGTTAATTCACTTAATTTTTTGAACGTATTATTCCCAATACTGCACATGCTATAATAACAATAAAAACGCTATTAACAGGTGAATATTTATCATTTGATTCAAAATTTTCTCTTAATTGCATTGGACCCGGTAATCTTGCCCTTTTTATAGTTGGGTTATAATTAAGTACCTTTCTATTTAATTCATCATTTGTTGTTTCAGTCATTGTATGAAAACCGCTTGTGCATTTAGATTCCCATTTCCATGTATTATTTTCTTTTTCTTCATTATAAATTTGAGAACCAACTGGCAATGTCATTTTTTTACAACTATCACTTCCCAAATTACCATTTCCAGATACTGCAATACCTAATTCTATTGGATTAAAATCATATATGTCTTCTATTAAACCTGGAACAAGTCCGCGACCTTCTGTTAATCCAGTTAAATTACAACCGGTTGCATTATAAAAACTCAAATTTAAAGGAGGTATTGTCCCCGTAGGTATATTTCTAACATATACATATCTTTCTTTATCCTTACATTTTGGATCTGATTTTAGTGGATCACATTTTTTATTTGTATTCAAAAAATAATTAGCACCAAGTGCTCTATCTTTTCCATTTTTCATTTCCACACCACTACCCATATATCCAAGACTGTATTCAATTCCATCGTAAATATTATTTCTTATTTCTTTAGAAGGTTTTTTTACTTTCTCTGGATACTGAATTAATTGACTAGGTCTAAGATCATAAGTATTTCTTACATTTTTAGGATGAAGAAGTAAAAATTCAGAACTTAAACTATTACTCATAATTAATTAATATATTTTTTATAAATCTTAAAAAAATATTAACTAAAATACATATTTCTAACTAATTACGGCATTTTCTAAATTATAACCGTAAGGCAAATCCCATTCGTTTTCTATATCCGCATCGGCGTCGGCGAGTACTACGGGCTCCGCACCACGCCCTGCCAGAACGGCATCATGATAGCTTAAGACTGGTTTAGCTCCAGACGACCAATACTCTTCTCCAGCAGCTGCTGCCCCTTCCACCCATACATTTTTACGACTATTTGCGTGCGCGCCGTTCGCGAGCCGCAGCGTGTCCATGTCGTCGTCACTGGAGGAGAGAGCATCATAATAACCTGCTTCTGATGCATTTCTTTTTGAAATTGTATTCTGTTCTTTGTGAGTTAAAACCCATTCTAATACAAAGTTTAATTTTTCGCTGTGGAAATCGGGAGAACGACCTTTTGAAGTTACGACATCTCCTGTTTCTACTTTTGTACTACCTTCAACAGTAAGTGCATTCAAACCTTCGGGTGATACTTCTTCTAAACTTTTTTGTTGGAAAAAGATGTCAATTGTATAATAAACCATCATTTTGTCATTTCTGTTAAATGGAACATATTCTCTCTCATTTTTTTTGTAATCGGGGTCCACACCGTTTGCGGCGTCGGCGGGCGATGGATCGATGTTCGCAGTTCTAAAATTCCAATACTCTACTTCCGCATCTAATTTATCACCATTTACTCTCGCGGCTTCTGTACCACGTACTGTTTCCGCATTTTCAGGTGGAAACCACTCACTAGTTTGGTAATTCTTAATTGTTCGCGTCTCACTGAGCGAGTCGTCGGTCGGGTGCGTAAATGTATATGTTTTACCATGATTTCCATCCTCATCTAGAGCGCGTCTTCCTCTTTTTTCACCATTGAATGCTTGTAAAGTTTTATATAAAATATCATTTGCAATAGTAAATGTGCGGTCTTTGCCACTGCCCGCAATAACCTTTTTAACTTCTTCATTTACAGCAGTCACAGGCGCCGTGACCTCCGTCCCCGGGTTCCCGTCGGCGTCGGCGAACTGCTTGCCGCCGGCGGTGAGTACGCCTTCAATCCCACTTGCATCTCGATAAATTATATTACCGCTGGAGTCACGCTTAAAATTTAAAACAAAACCATCATTTGTTAGCTCTCCTTTATCATCAATATTATATTCATAATCGGTGATTATTGTTGATTCTGGATCACGAAGATATTCAAGACGCAATGCGTATTCTGCAATAGATTCCGCTACTACAGGATTTTCATCCGCGACGTAGTTCGCGAAAACGCTGGCATCGTAAGTTTGTTCGCGTTTGGCGACCGCCCCCAGCCAGGCTTTATATCCTTTAGGATATTTTTGGGCGTCGAAGGCAGTGGTGTCGGTGTCCTGGGTTACTCTTGGTAATACATTTCCGTTATCTTGAACATCCTCATCATCAATATTAACAAAAAACAAACCACTTTGTCTTTCTTTATCAGATGAAAAATCTACATTTTGTAGTTGGAGATTTGCATCACCGCCATTAGTATTAAACAGTCTAGAAACCATTTGACAAAATACAATTGATGATATAAGATTTCTAGTTCCTCTTTTACGGCGCTGATCGACAGCTTCTGAAGATTGTCCTATATCAAATTCTCTTTCATTACGAGCAATATTTATATGCATAATATTATTACTTTGAGTTAGAGCAGGTGCGTCCGGCTCCTCTGACACACCGACGGTGGCGTCGGTGGTGCCCATTTGGTATGTCTGAATTCCCGGTAGTTCATCAAATACTATTGGATTACCACTATCATCAGTCGCAGACACAAAATAAGTACCACTGCTATCAATCACGGCACTGTATTTTACGGGTGAGTCGGGGTTGGTGGTGTCGTCGACTATATAAAGAACATCCTCTTTAAACTTTGGCTCAGTTAAAAACTCATAATCATTAGCACCATCCTCACTTATTTCGCCATGCACATTTTTGTATGCCTGTATCTCCGCGGCTTCGTCGTCGCTCTCGGCGTCAGCGCCGATCGCCCTGTCATCGTAATTAGGATCATATGGATTATAAAATTCATATCCACGGTTAAGTGCCGAAGCACGTGTGCTAAGTCGCATTTCACCACGATAACTCGCGGCTTGAAAGGATCCATTGTCATAAGCATATTCTAATGGTTCGAGTTGTGTAGTGTTTAATAACTTATTATTATTATTAGCGTCGACTTTTAAATTTAGAGACTCTATGAGATTATCAACATCACCAGCTTCCGAAAAATCAAATGGAAGTGGAGCATCTTGACCCCATACGCTATGGTAGTCCTCAGTTCCGCGTCCAGCGCGAGCCGTAGCGTTGCCAGTTACCGGAGCAACCGTATTTGTAATAGGGCCCGCAGCGCCGGCGCCGACGGTGAACTGGAGGTCGTCGTGTCTCGCAATAGCCCACTTGTCAACATAACAAATTCCTTGTAATTGCTTAATATAACGTTCACCATCACGATCAACAGTAATATTCAGTTTTTGCATACTTCCTGCATCTAAAATAGCAAAGTCGGCGCTCTTAAAAACAGCAGTACCGGGTTCAAAATCAATTTTTTCGAAATTAACGTCATCTAATTCAATTATTGTTGGGTTCAAATAATTAGGCATAATGTATGACTAATATGACTATTTACTACGAGACATCAGATTTAATTAGTGCAAATTTAATATATCAGTATTTGTTTCAATATTGATTTTATTAGTTTTATAAAAAAACTTATTTATGCGGTTTCTTCACCCGATGATGCAGCACTAGTCAAAGTAGTCAAATCATTTTCGCCAGTTGTTGTAACATTTTGTGCTAATTTTGGAAAATCCTCCGCAGTTGGTACTGGTGGTGGCGCAGGTGGGCTATTTTCATCCGATGTGACTACTTTTTCCTGTGAAGCCTTTGCAACGCGTTTACGTCTTTGTTTATTACGATCAAATTTTTTTGGATTTTCGCACTTTAAAGAATTGTCATTACCACTTACTTCAATAGCTTGATACTTATGTTTAGATGTTGATAAAAACAAAATCTTAAAAACAACTTGCTCATCTTGTTGAAGAAATTTGTATACTTGCTTTTCAGTCTTAATACCCGTATGATGAATAAATATATCCTCATTTACAAGAGTATCTGGTAAATCAGATGGAGCATCATCTGGTTTATTATTTGCATCTTTTGTAACTGTAATAAAACCGTATCCAGCTTTATTAGAAAACCATTTTACCTTTCCTTGATAACAGGTAGATAAATCCATAGAATAACTACAATATAATAATTTATTCTTAAATACTAACGCAAAATTTTTATGATATTTGAATTATCTTATATTCTAAAAGACTAGTTTTAAAAATGTTGTTATCAGGATGGTTTTTTCCACTATACCAAGCAACATCTATAAATAATCCATCTCGTCTATAATAAATGTTTGCATCGTCTATGTTATAAGATGATAATACATTGTCAGCAACATTTTTGTCTTTCATTTCAGATAATAAATACCAATGATTACCAGAGTTATCAATATATTCACCATTTGCCATATGATTATCTACATTTAACCAAGTACCTACATTTATATTAATTAAAAATGAAAACTCTTGTGCTACTTCTTCATCATCATAATCATGCGCATATGCAATATGACCCATGGTTGCTGCAGGATCTTGCAAATAAGCAATAAATTCAGCCAAAGCCGGGTAATACCCCGTGCCTTCATCCAACCTACTAATGTTTGCTTTCAAACCAGATGCTAACAAAGGACTATCAAATCTGAAATGTAATTCTGCTGGGTGTGTGATAGAGGGCGGATTAGGATCATCCAAAAAAAATGGTTCTTGTATTATATAATAAGTCGCATTTTCCGCATCACTTATACTTGAAATAGTATCACGTGTATAATACAATGTCCACAGTCCACGTTGCCGCGCGTCGAGCTCCATGCCGTAGCCCTGGAGCCATTTAAATCCAAATCCAAATAATTCTTGCTCTTCATTATTTCCATTTGAATCAGTAAAGTAAATACCTATATTTTCATCGCCGGTCGACGCCGCTATCCAGCAAGTGGAGAATATTCTATCATTAACCTTATCATAATGATAGCGATCATCGCCGTCCTTAAATCTGTGTACCGAGTCCTCTGACGATGCCCAAGCACTTACATTTGAACTATCAACAATATGCACCCCAGATGCATCGAATTGAATCATAGTTACTACTGGTGGTTCTGGTTCTGGTTCTGGTTGTGGTTCTGGCTGTGGTTCTGGTTCTGGTTGTTGCTCAGGTTCAGGCTCTGGTTCTGGTTCTGGTTCTGGCTCAGGCTCTGGCTCAGGTTCTGGCTCAGGTTCTGGTTCTGGCTCAGGCTCTGGCTCAGGTTCTGGCTCTGGCTCAGGCTCTGGCTCAGGTTCTGGCTCAGGTTCTGGTTCTGGTTCTGGTTCTGGTTCTGGTTCTGGCTCTGGTTCTGGCTCAGGTTCTGGTTCTGGTTCTGGTTCTGGCTCAGGTTCTGGCTCAGGTTCTGGTTCTGGTTGTGGCTCTGGTTCTGGTTGTGGTT